AGAGAAGGTTTGTTTAACCCGTCTATAAAACTAGTATCATAATCTTGTATTTTACTAAATAAGTTAGATATCACAAGCGGTCCAAATCTAACTATATATTTATTTAATCCCATATATATATATATAATTAATTATTAATTAAATTATTAATTAAATTATTACTTAAATTCTACAAAATCAAATTGACCCGCAAATTCATTCACTTCTCTTTTTAAGTTCTCTATATCAGTCATATAATTTTGATGTAGAATATATTTAAAATCTTTTAATTTTTTACCACTTAGCTCCTGTATCTTTTGACATAATATTATAACCATATCTATAAATTCGCCTATTTTTTCAAAATCTTTTTCTAAAAAACCTCGTGTAGTTAGGGCAGCTGTTCCAACTCTAATACCGCCAGGATTTATAGCAGATGTATCTCCATACACCGAATTCTTATTTAAAGAAATATCTACCATTTCACATACATATTCTGCTTTACTGCCACTTATAGCTTTATTCTTTAAATCTATTAAAACTAGATGATTATCTGTCCCTCCAGTCGATAAATTATACCCTTTATTAAGTAACACATTTGCCATAACTTTGGCATTTTTCTTGACCTGTTTAATATAGTTTTTAAAATCTACACTGTCAACTTCTAACAATTGATTTGCTACCCCTGCGATCTGATGATTATGTGGACCACCCTGAAGTCCAGGAAAAACCGCAAAATTAATTCGCTCTTCTAATTCTTTTTTAAAAAATATTATTCCAGAGCGAGGTCCTCGCATCGTTTTATGGGTTGTGGTTGTGACTATATCACAATATTCGAATGGATTATTAAATTCTTCAGTTGCAACTAACCCACTAACGTGAGCCATATCACATAATAAATATGAATCATTAATGTTGGCAATATTCCTGAATCGTTTATAATCAAAATCTCTGGGATAAGCACTTGAACCGCAAATTATTAATTTTGGTTTGAAATCAATTACTAGGTTCTCTAAACGGTCATAATCAATATAGCCATTGGATTTAATTTTATAAGGCAGTGATTCAAAAAATATACTTGTTGTAGATATTTTTTTTTTTTTTAGTGTAATATCCGTGAGTTAAATGTCCCCCAGACGGTAAATCTAATCCCATTATGCGATCATGTGGATTTAATAATCCAGTATATACTGCCATATTAGCAGGACTTCCAGAATAAGGCTGTACATTAACACCCCATATAGTATTATCTAATCTATAGGCTTTTAAAGCGCGTTCTTTACATAGACTTTCTATTTCATCTATATGTTGACATCCTCCATAATATCTATTTCCAACCTGCCCTTCTGAATATTTATTTGTTAATACCGATCCCATACATTCCATTACAGAACAAGAAGTAAAATTTTCAGAAGCAATAAGTTCCAAACTTTTTCGTTGTCTCAAATATTCTTTAGAAATTAGATTATAAAGTTTAGGATCTTTTAGTTTTAAAGGTATATTCATTTTATTATTATTTAAAATATACTTTAAATAATGATAAAAATATTTTATATGATAATAATATTTATATGATAATAAAATAATGATAATAAAATAATGATAATAATATAATGATAATAAAGAATATAAAAATAATTTTATACTAGTTATTAATAATGAATACTATACTATCGATTGCAAAAAGAAAAGAATATTTAAAACAATTAAACAGTCTTCTCGAAAATGAAAAAGAATCTATATGTTTAGCCCTATCCCAAGATTTACATAAACCCAATTTTGAAAGTTATTATTTAGAAATTAAACAAGTACAACACGATATTCAATATCATATTGATAATTTGGATGATTGGGTTCATCAAGGCGTGTTTATTAACCCTTTAAAATATTTAACAATTTTTTTAACTGGTTATGGTAAGGCAATGATTGAGTCAAAACCCAGAGGTAAAGCATTGATTATAGGTGCGTGGAACTATCCAATCAATCTTTCTTTATTACCATTGGTAGGGTCTATTTCTGCAGGAAATGAAACATTAGTTGTTTTTCCTTCTATAGAATATACCAAAAATACTTCTAACTTAATGGTTACACTATTTGAAAAATATTTTAAAAATAACAATTATATATCGGCGTCTATTGGTGGAAAAGACAATGTTACACAATTATTACTTGAAAAATGGGATTTTATTTTTTATACAGGTAGCAGTTCAGTAGGTAAGATAATTTATAGTAAAGCCGCTGAGAAATTAACACCAGTAGTATTAGAATTAGGTGGTAAATCCCCGTGTGTTGTTGATAAACAATATAATATTAATTTATTGATAAAACGAATAGTGTGGGGTAAATTAACAAATTGTGGACAAACATGTATATGTCCAGATTATTTTTTGGTGAATGAAAAGTTTGGTGAAGAATTTGTTAAACTAATTATAAAAACATTAAAAGAATTTTATGGTAATATTATTCGGGATTCACCCGATTATGCTCGAATTGTTAATAATAGAGCATTTAATAGATTAGTTAATATTATTAAAGAGGATAAAAAATACATAGAATATGGCGGATATTCTGATGAAAGCTCTTTATATATCCAACCAACTATTATAAATTTTAAAGATAATAAAGATGCTTTTACTAATTCTTCTTGTATGAAAGAAGAAATATTTGGACCAATTATACCTATTTATTATTATAAAAATACCAGTGATATCAATAATATTATTTCTAAATATCCAGACCCCTTAGTTGCCTATTTATTTATAGAAAAATGGAAAAATATCGAGGGAACTATTAAGACTGGGTCAATAGTGGTAAATGATACACTTATTCAGATGGATTCTCCCCTACCTTTTGGAGGTATTGGACATTCAGGTATTGGTAAGTATCATGGAAAATATTCATTTGATATATTTTCGTATCAACGATCAAAATTGATTAGATATAGATGGGGAGAAATACCCGCAAGATTTCCGCCGTATAATATTTATTGGAAAAAAATACTAATGAAAATATCTCAGGCAACTTTTTCTATAAAATATTTGGGAAAAATATATAGTTTTTGTAAATATAGTTTATTTTTTTATTTAATAGTAATATTATTTAACAGATATAAATTATAACGCACAATCATCTCTTATTCTTAAATATCTAGGATGTCTGGGTATTCCATTTTCTGTAGTTTCATTGTAATTTATAGTTATTATAGTTCCTATTGGATGTGTTGTTAAATAATTTCTTCTTACATCATCCGTCATTCCAGATACATAAAAATCTTTTTTAATGCCTTCTATAAGTTGACATTTAAATGAGCCTAAAAGCCCCGTATATTTACCCGTTCCCATTTTAAACCCTATAATTTTACATTCGGTGTCATACAATTGTTTATATTTTAATAATGTATTGGATCTTTTATTTTCATATAAACTTTTAGGCTTCCGAATCATAACTCCTTCTCCTCCATTTTCTACAACTTCCGTGAAAATAAGATCCAAATGTTTTGCTGATTCTACTTTTGTATGTTCTGTTAACATCAGAGGACATCTAATTTTAATAATTTCGCCAGGTATTTTTAATTCTAACATACATTCACATCGTTCTCTGACAATTTTTTGTAAATCTATCATTCTATCCTCAAAATGTTTTGTAGAGGACGGTAAATCAAACACTTTATATATAACTTGTGCATTTATCCAGTCTTTAGTAATAGGAGTTTTCTTTTTAAATAGACCACACTTTTGGAATCGCTCTCTACCCATCCACAATTCTCCATCTAATGAAATTGATGGAGGCATTAGCGCAGAAAACCAGTCCGGAACATGATATACATTATTTTGTCTAGAAACAAATTCTTTTCCATTCCATATAGCTCGATACCCATCAAACTTTTCGGATACCCACCACCCAGTTGGATCTACCGCATTCGACCAATCCTTATTTTTGTATTCTTTAGCAAGTAATACTGGTTTATTAAACACTACTTGTCCAGTATTTCCAGATATACAGCTATTAACCTTTTTTTTAATAAATTTTTTTGGCGTAAGTGAGGCAGGTTTAGTTATAGGTGTAGGTATAGGTATAGGTATAGGAGTAGGAGTAGGTGTAGGAGTTAGAGGTGGTATTGGAATTGGTTTTGGTTTAATTACAAATTTTTTTGTTGGGTTAACCCGATGTATTTTTTCTACGAGTGAATTTACATTGATTCTTTCAATAGGATGTTTATATTCTAAATCTAAATACTGAAACACGGACTCTTCTGTTGGGAAACTTAATGGTAAAGGTTTTTTTAATGTATGTTTTTTACTGATAGTAAAATCGTGCTCATTCATCGTTACACCATATTCTAATGCTCGTGTTCTCATTGCTATATTAAATGCTTGACTACCAGTGAAATAGAGAGTCGCAAAACTTAATTGTTCCCTAAAACTAAACATAAAATCCATTCTTCTTGGTGGATATGAACCTAACTTAGATATACCTAGGCATTTGATATGTCCTCTACTTAAAATCTCTATTAGTAAACCTTCTTTTTTTAATATTTCAAGAAATTTATTAAATACTGCTATATTATCTTCTGGGTCAGAAATAATAATATCTATATCACCTGACGATGCGGCTCCTCTTCGGTAAGACCCTAAAATTTTAAATATACTATTTTTATCCTTTACTTTATTAAATAATTCTTCTAAAATAATATTATATTCGTCTATTTCATTCCTAGGTATTCTTAGTAATAAATCATCATAGTAACGCAGGCCTATTTTCTGTTTAGAATTTAATAAATGTGTATTTTTTTTTAATTCATCCACCGTTTTGATACCATTATCAATATGTAACTCAGAAGCCTTTTTTGGACCAATTCCAAATATTTTAGTAAATAATTGTTCAGGTTGGTTTTTATGTTTCTCAATAACCGAAATGTTCCCGGTATTCACAAGTTCCTCTAATTTTTTATATATACTGGGTCCTATATTCGGTAGAGATTTTATTTCTGTAGTAGAATATATATCTGTCCCATATGAAATAATTGATTCTTTAGCATTTCTATATGCTTTTGCTCTAAAATGATCTCCTTGCGATTTAAGAATTGTTTCTAATTTCTGTAAATTGTCTATAAATAATTCATTAAATGGTATTGGTTCATCATCGTCTTCGTCTGAACCAAATACTAATGTTTCCATTTCTTTAAAAGTAAGGTTGTTATACCCCCGTTGTGATTTATTAGGCGAAGACACTAATTCACCTGAATATTTTTTTGTAGAAAGAGTTACGGCTTGTTCTTGTCCTTGTCCTATGGGTGAGGAAGGAGATAATTCTATAGGTGCTTCTACGGTTTGTTCTTGGGCTGATTTTATAAGACCACAGCACCATCCATTTTCACATCCAGGATATTCTTCATTTTTCCCCTTAGTATATACATTGTCTGGATGTCTTTCACACATATCCTTTTCAGTTCTAATAAATTTGGAACCTGTCTTTCCACCTTCTCTTTTCCAGCTTTTATCTTCAGTTGTATATTTATATTTATTATATCGTTTACTCATTATTATATTATATATAATTATAATAATATAATAATTTGATTAAAAATATTCTTTTTCTTAAATAATTAAAATGGATAATCTATTATCAGAAAAAGAAATCATTAATTTTTGGGAGGAAAATAATTTATTTAAAAAATCTTTAGAAATGACACAAAACTGTCCTAAATTTAAATTTTATGATGGTCCACCTTTCGCAACAGGTCTCCCTCACTATGGACATATTGTTGCTAGTACAATTAAAGATATAATACCTAGATATAAAACACAAAATGGTTTTTATGTTGAGCGAAGATTTGGTTGGGATACGCATGGATTACCAATCGAATTTGAGATAGATAAAGCATTGGATATTAAAACACCCCAACAGGTTAAAGAATATGGGATTGATAATTATAATAATGAATGTAGGAAAATAGTATTAAAATATAGGGAGGAATGGCGAAAAACTATAACACGTCTAGGTAGATGGGTAGATTTTGATAATGATTATAAAACAATGGATAAATCATTTATGGAGAGTGTATGGTGGGTTTTTAGTGAACTATATAAAAAAGGTCTTGTTTATAAAGGTGTTAAAGTTATGCCTTATTCCACGGGTTGTACAACACCACTCTCAAATTTTGAAGCAACAAGTAATTATAAAAATGTTTCTGACCCATCTCTAACAATTAAATTTAAAGTTAAAAATTCACTATATCCAAACACCTATATATTAGTTTGGACAACAACTCCATGGACATTAGTATCAAATTTAGCAATTTGTGTTAATCCAGATTTAGAATATTGTTTTCTTCACTATAAAATAGATAATACTAATTATATTATTGCATCAGAATGTTTAGAAACATACTTTAAAACTAAAACAGACTTTACTATTACAAAAATGGTAAAAGGAAGTGATATAATAAATATGGAATATGAGCCATTATTCCAGTACTTTTATAATGATTTTAAAGATACCGCCTTTAAAATAATTTCTGATCCATATGTAGAATCAAGTAGTGGGACTGGGTTAGTTCATAATGCTCCTGCGTTTGGTAAAGATGATTACAGAGTATGTAGTGAAACAGGTATAATAACTAAGGACAAGTTACCACCGTGTCCTTTAGATGAAATGGGTAATTTTACCGAAAACATATCAGATTATAAAAATATCTATATTAAAGATGCTGATAAATTAATTATAAAAGATTTAAAAGAGAAAAACCTTGTGTTTAGAAATAAACAAGAAATGCACGAATATCCCTTTTGTTGGAGATCAAATACGCCTTTGATTAATAAGACCGTATCTTGTTGGTTTATAAGAGTTGAGGAATTTAAAGATAAAATAATAGAAAACAATCTTAAAACTGAATGGGTGCCAAATCATATTAGAGATAATAAATTTGGAAAATGGCTTGAAAATTCGATTGATTGGTGCGTATCACGTAATAGATATTGGGGAACACCTCTACCAATATGGGCAAGTTCAGATTTTGAGGAAATTGTATGTATAAGTTCCGCGGATGAATTGGAAAAATTAGCAGATTTGCCTGAGGGAAGTATAACAGATATTCACAAACATAACATAGATCATATTACAATACCATCAAAACAAGGGAAAGGACTTTTAAGGCGTATCCCTGAAGTATTTGATTGTTGGTTTGAGAGTGGCAGTATGCCTTATGCTCAACACGGATATCCTAATACTGATAAAATTTTAGATGATATATTCCCCGCCGATTTTATAGCAGAAGGAACCGACCAGACAAGAGGATGGTTTTATACATTAATGGTTATATCGACAGCTTTATTTAATAAACCAGCATTTAAAAATGTTATTGTAAATGGTTTAGTTCTTGCGAGTGATGGACATAAAATGTCAAAAAGTAAAAAAAATTATCCACCTGTTAATGATATATTTGATAAATATGGAGCAGATGCTGTTAGACTCTATTTAATAAGTGGCCCTGTTGTAAGAGCTGGTGACTTAAAATTTAAGGAAAATGATGTTAGAAATATTGTTAAAAATGTAAATATACTGATGTTTAATATGGTTAAATATTTATTACAAATGATAGATTTATATAAAAATAATAATTGCGACTTTGTGCTAATTGATGTTCTAGAGAATCCTGAAATAGTAACAAATCCAATTGACTGTTGGATATTACAATATACCAACAAATTTATAGAAGACATTCATAAAGATATGGATAAGTATGAATTATACCATATGGTAGATAGGATTATATCATTAATTGATAAGTTATCAAGATGGTATTTAAAACTAAACAAAAATAGATTTAATGATGGTGATCAAACTGCCTTGTCGGTATTTTTCTATTGTATGTATCATATAATCGTAACAATGGCTCCATTTACTCCATTCTTATCCGAAATTATTTATCAAAAATTGTTGCCCTTTTTAGAGGGAGAAAAAAGTGTTCATTTAATACAGATGAAAAAATCGATATGGACTGGGATTGGAACAGGGACAGAACTAGGGATTGGGATTGGAACAGAACTAGGGATTGGGAATACCGATTTATTAAAATCAATGGACTATTTATATGATGTTATCGAAATTTCTCGTATCATTCGAACTAAAAAACTAAAACGGGAACTTAAAATGCCTGTTAATAAACTAATAATAGTAAATAAAGATACACAAATTTTAAACTGTTTAAAAAAATTAGAAGATTATCTGTATAATGAGATTAATGTTATGACTGTAGAATATTCTACAAATATTGATAAGTATGTTAAATATAAATTAAAAGTAAATCCAAAATTAGGAAAAATTTATAAAGAGAAAATAAGATTTTTTAATAAATTTTTAGAAAATTTGCCAGAAAACAGAATTAATACAATTGTTAAAAATAAAGAAGATATTTTAGCATCGCTCACTGTTATAAGATATAAGAATTTAATAATAACGAAAGAGATTAATAATACTAACAGTAATTATTATGACCATTTAGAGGGGGACTTCTTATTATTAATGGATAAAGACTTCACAATAAAAATGGAAAATAAATATTACAGTAAATTAATTATTAGATTTTTACAAGATTTTAGGAAAGAGTGTGACCTTATACCATCTGATAAAATAACTATTTATTATACTATTTTAGAAAATAATAATAATGAATTAGATTGTTTATATAATAGGTTGTTAAAAGATGTTGAGATTTACATGAAGAATGATTTAAATAAATATACGGGTGTAGATAATTTAAATATTATAAGAAGCAAAGATTATGATTTATGGAATAGTAAGATTCGATTCTACTTTAACTCCAATAAATTTATATAAATAGTATTATTTGATAGTGTTATTTGATAGTGTTATTTGATAGTGTTATTTGATAGTGTTATTTGATAGTGTTATTTGATAGTATTATTATTTTATAGTATTATTTTATAGTATTATTATTTGATAGTGTTATTATTTAGTATTATTTTATAGTATTATTTTATAGTATTATTTTATAGTATATAATATGAAATATGAACTGAGATTTTTAGATATCAATGAAACCACTATAAAAGAAGCTTTAGATTTACTAGATAACAATGTAGTAAAACATAAGGTATTATTAAGATGGGATTCATTCGATTATAACGGTAAATTTATAAGATTAAGAGATGAGGGTAATGGAGATATAACGTTAACCTTAAAAACTAATTTAACTGGTCAACAACCTATATCTAAAACTATATATGTAGATAATTATTTTTTAACACTTGATATATTAAAAGGTATAGATATTAATAGTAAATATCGTGTAGAAAAAATTAGAGAAACGTGGGAATTGAGTAATAAATGTATAATAAATTTCGATATGTTTCCTGGATTACCTTATTATATAGAGATTAAATCTAATAATAAAAAAACAATGTTACAGCTTGTTAAAAAATTGGGACTTACTATAGATACTCGAAAGCATAGTGATATGGGTGCGGATACACTATATTATGAATTATATGGTATAAGTAAAGATAGAGGAACTTTAGGTGATTTAACATTTAAAGATGCTAGACAAATATTTATAGAACATATTACAAAAAATAAACCTTTATTTGAAAAATTAGTCAAGGAACAATTAAAAACTATACAATTAATTTCTAATGATTAATATATATATAAAACAAATTAACATAGTATTATTATTATGGATAATTATTTATTAAGTGCAAATTATTATTTTTTAACTTCTATGTTAGATAGAGTCATTTTATCTAAACTAATATTAGTTATATTATATTGTTTTATTTATAGTTTAGATTACATAACAAGTATTGTTACCAATAAATTAATATTAAAATATAACGAAAAAAAAAGTATAAATAGTATTTTTATTGTTAAAACAAATTGGTTTTTATTACACGCCGTGTGTAACTTTATTATGTGTAGTGCTTCAGTATCTGATATAATAACAACGTTTAAAAATCCAAGCAGATCTTTAGACTATACTATTAATTATTCGATGATTCCTATATTTATGTCTTTATCATTGCATTTATATCATATTATGAATAAAAAATATAAACCAAGTCTTAATACAGAAGATTATGTACATCATATTCTTTTTGCGGTTGGTTTAGGACTGTTATCATTAAGTGTACGGTGGGGACCCATACAAAATTTGTCGGTTAGTGTATTAACTGGATTACCAGGAGGCCTAGATTATATTATGTTAGTTCTTGTAAAATTAAATATTATTACCAAAAATACTAGAAAAAAATATGCGATTTTAATAAATAATTGGTTGAGAGCACCAGGATGCGTAGTTATATCTGCGTGGATTTACTGTTCATATATAACGTGTATTACGGCTATTTCGATAAGTGCGGTTTTTATCAATATTTTATTAACATATATCAATGGAATGTATTATAATAAACAAATAATGGAAAGTTATTTTACGCAATTAGTTCATTAATTCTAAAGGTATACTTAATATTTTTCCTCCAGATGCTTTAACTATTTTATCCCAAATACTTTCTGTATTTTTTAAAAAGCTAAAATCATAGATTAAAACTCTAGAACATTCTATCGTATCTGTTTGATGAAATACATTATATAAGTTAAACATAGCTTCTTTAATATCGCCCGACTTACTTAAATCTACATACCCTAAAAATTTATCCTTATATTTAAACCCTAAAGAATTAAAATCTATTAAAACAATAGATTCTAAATATTTATGTGTTATTTTTTTTAGATCTATTGGAAATTCTAACTGTGAAGAATTAAAATGAATTAATTTTAATATATAAACTGGTTTTTTGGGACTATAATGTAATTTAAATTGTCCGGGACATATAGTTTCATTTGAATACTCTTTTAATATAATTGATTTATTAGTTTTATTATAAGATTCTATAAACGTGTTTAAATCAGCAATTAAAATTGCCCCAGGTCTCATAACTGTTAATATATTATCTTCGATTTTAATTATAGTACTTTCAATGCCGTGTTCGCATATATAATTATTGTCATTAATAATATTAATAGTCTTATGCTCAAAATAGTTATATACGTGTTCTAAACAGGTTGAACTTGTTTTATTTGATAAATTTGCACTAGGAGCACATAGAGGAACACCCGCGTATTGTATTAAATCGCGGAAAACTTTATTTTTAGGAAATCTAATAGCAATATAGCCACTATTATTATTTATGTAAGACGGAATAATATCGGATGATTTTACTAAATAAGTGATTGGTCCAGGAGAAAACTTCTTAATTAAACTCGAAAATATACTGTTCTCGAGTTCATTTAATTTAATCAAACTTAACGCATCATAATATCCCAAACAGTGAACTATTAAAGGATTTGTGATTGGTCTCTTTTTAATTTTATAAATATTTTCTATAGCATTTTTATCGAATAAATTACCAGCAATTCCATATACTGTTTCGGTTGGAACGATAACTAATTCACCTTTATTTAACTTATTTCCTAATAGTTTTAAATCTTTCGGAGTAGAATTATAAATAGTACAAGATTCATCTTTATCATTAGAATGTGTTGTCATTTAATTTAAAATAATATTTTAACGTATTATTATCAAATTTATATTATTATTTCTTACGTAAAAGTAGTATAATTCCTAATCCAGTAATCAATGTATTAGGAATTATACTACTTTTGGTATATTTTTGTTTTTATTTAATAACTCACAAGATGACAAATCATTTTCAACTACTGTAAAATGAATATCTATTTTATTTTTCATTGTTTCGATCTCTGATGGTGACGTTGACACCTGTACATTTGAAAAACAATTACTATGTCTAAGTTTTTCTAGTGAGTTTCGTATTTTTAATCTAGAATTTAGTTTTTGTTTTTTTAGGGTTATTTCATTTAGTATAAACTGCGGGTCTATATTTATATTTCCAGATATATTTATATTATTTATAAATATAAATATATCTGGAATTTATTTCAAAATCAATGTTTATTTTTTCCAATATTTCATCGGTGATTGGAGTTATATCTATGTATGCATAACCTATATTTGCATATTCTTCAGTAAGTGTTTGAATATATATTCTAATTTGACTACTATTAAAAATATTCCCTTCTTTTATAGATAATAACATTCTTAGTTTATCTTCAGCAATTACATCTAATCCTCCACTGAAACTTATTTTTCTAAGCGTATATTGAGTACCTTCTGATATTATAATAGTAATAGATATTTTATTTCTACTTTTATTTAAGTCTGATTGTATTTCTAATATTTTAAAATCTAAATAACCTAAATCAAAATAAGTATTGGTTATTAAGCCTGTCACCTCACTCAATAATTTGTCATTGTAGGGATTCAAATTTTTGTAATCTAACAATCTAAGTAGTTTATCTTCCGTTAAAATATAAGCACCTTCAATATTAATACTTTCAATAATAGGATTTTCTTTTACTTTAATTTTAAGTGTGTTATCGGACTTGACTATAGAAATATCAGAGAAATACCCAGTTTCAAATAGTTCTTGTATTATTTTATCGATTTTAGTGGATGTTAAAATTGTACCTACCTTAAATGGAATTATTTTAAGTATTTTTTCTTTAGTATAACGCGATAATCCATCAACTACTATATTACTAATTGGCTCATTTACTATTTTTCGTTTATTCATTATACTATAATAATTTAAAATAATAAGATTTTTTTATTATTTTAAATTTTATTTAACGGTTTAACAGTAATATAATTCCTAAACCAGTTGCTAATACAGATTTTGGAACGTCCTCAAATTTATAATCTTTAATATCAAAAGTTTCCATTTCAGTAAAGGGTTTTTTTTTTCTATTATTTTGTGATGAAATATTTCTAGATCTATAATTTGGAACTGCTGGTCTTGGTCTATATGTGGTTGACTCTGGCGATGGTAATCTGGAATTGGGCAATATAGGTCTATTTGGAATTGGTTTAGATGGAAACTTATTATTAATACCTTTTTGGGTTATATTAGGTTGAGAAATATTTGATAATTGTTTAAGTTTTTGTGAAATTAAATTACTATGTATTGATTTATTCTCAATATTTTTAATACCTAATGTTATATTTTTGTAGGTATTTTCAGTAGCTGTAGCTTCTTTTTTATCACAGTCATGGTCAGTAGTAGTTGTAGTAGTAGTTGTAGTAGTAGTAGCAACCTCGTTTTCCTCAATTTCACTGGTTGTAGTTTCCGCTTCTGCTTGCACTTCTGCTTCTGCTTCCACTTCTGCTTCTGCTTCTGCTTCGACTTCTGCTTCGACTTCTGCTTCCACTTCTGCTTCCACTTCTGCTTCTGCTTCCACTTCTGCTTCCACTTCTGCTTCTGCTTCCACTTCTGCTTCTGCTTCGACTTCTCCTTCCTCTT